ATTATTACTTTAAAATTTAAATACTATGTGTGACGGAAATTTAGCAATGGCAAATAGGTTCGTTGATATGTCAGAAGACGAAATGGACGAGCTCTACGAATGGGAAATATTCAAAGAATTTGCTACAGCATATCCAGTCGAGGCGTTTGATGAGCGACCGAGTGATTTTTGTAAGTTTATGCGGGAAGAAGGTTATGATATGACAGATGAACAAATTAAAGAGCTTATTGATGATGTGCGATAAGGTTCTTGGATTGTTATGCGGATATCCGAATTAGTCTAGGAAAGGAGAATACAGGAAATAAAGAAGTAGAAAGTGGTTTAAAATTAGCACAATACCCCACTAATTTTACAATGTGTTGTGTGTAGTACGTTTATGACAAAAGATTCATTAGCAGATCAAATTTATCAAACTGTTGATAATGGGATAGCATTTAATGATACCAAGGAAGAAATTATTGAAAATATTAAAACACTTCTTGGAACATTAGAGCCTAAAAATAGACACTCATTTTGCAGATGGGGACAATCAAGCGAACAAGCTACGCCTGAAAAATGCTGGGAGTAGTATTGCACACAATATATCTATAACGGCACCTTTAAAATCAAATAACGAGACTATGAAATTTGAATTAAAACATTTAACGGCTTATTTGCCATACGAAACAAAGGTCATTGAAAATGAAGACTTTATTGCGACAATGTCAATAGACCACAATTGGCCTAAAAGGGAAGTATGTATTAATCGTATTTATCTGTTTCCAGCTCTCTATAAACTTATTTTGCGTCCTTTGTCAGATTTAGTAGAAGAAATAAAGCATGGTGATGAAAAGTTTATTCCAGTAGATCGGTTTTGTGCAAATACAAAAGAATTGGAAATAAAACACACGATCATGAAAACACCGTATTGGGTTGTAGTAAAATTGTTAGAATGGCATTTTGATGTTTTCAGATTAATTGATAAAGGACTTGCAATTGATATTAAAACACTAAATCAGAATTAATAAAAGAAGGAACAATAACAAACACAATCATGGCAGACAATTTTTTTTCGAAAGAAAGTATATCAAAGCACACAGTTGAATTTGATTATATTATTGCATCAGGGAAGAGGATTAAGATTTTCCAGCTTCCTGTATTCGAAGCAACTACATTTTTTACTTCCCTGCATGGCTTTTTGTACCTTCAAACTTCGAGTTGTAAACCATTCCTTATTACATCTGATCCTCGTATTTATAAAAAGGAAGATTTTGTTGATGCGGTTTGGAATTTTCGAGTAGGTAATCATAGTTCTAAAATTTAAAATTAAACCTATGGAATATTTAGGAAATATGAAAGCAGTATATATTAATCGAACAGAGAGCAGCGAACAGGGAACTTTCGGTACATTGTTTGTCCCGGATGCTGACTTCCGCTGTTTTTCAGGAGAGCCACCTTGGAGAAACAATCGCAAAGGAGTTTCATGTATCCCGACAGGGAAATATCTTGTTAATATCAGGCAAAGCCGTAAATACGGGACAGTTTATCACGTGAGAAACGTGAGAGGCAGGTCTTATATTCTAATACATAGCGGTAATTTATGCGGAGATATTGAAAAAGGTCTTAAATCTCATACATCGGGGTGCATTCTTCTAGGACAAACAAAGGGATGGCTATCAGGCCAAAAAGCTATTCTTAATAGTCGCGCAATCACAAAAAAATTCATGAAACTCATGGATAACGAACCATTTCTTTTAACAATATTATGACCAAACAAAAATTCATTAAATAATTTTAAAAATCGTGAGATGGAATTAAATTCAGAATTAGACTATTTGATTTCAGAAGTCAGAAGACTAAAGAAATATGACGAAATACAACAAGAACTTGAGCGCGAAGAAAAGAAAGATCCTGATTTCCCATCAGACATGTTTAGGCAAGTTGCAATAATAAACAAGGAGGCCGGAGAGATCACAAAGGCTGTGCTTGATTATCATTATGAGTATGGTTATATTGAAGATATAAAACAAGAGCTTAGACAAACAGCAGCGGTGTGTATGCGCATGCTGGAAGCATTGGCATAGCCTTGATAATCTTGACGAAGAATTTCTTAAAGTAGAACTCAAAATCATAAAATCAATGAATATATATTTAATTGAACGAGACGCATTTGACTTCCTGATTTGTGAATATAATGCTCATGTTATAGTTGCGAATGACGAGGTTGAAGTTAGAAAAGTTGCAAAAAGGACTGATTCTAATAAAGAAACAGATTGGGACAAAGCAAAAATTACTTTACAGGGTATATACACAGGTGAGCGTAAAAACCCTTTCATCATTTTAAGCGATTTTGATAATGGTCTAACGGGTATATAAAAAAATTATTACAGCTTTTAGAGTATGAAGCATACATGTGAACAGATTTATAAAATTGGAGCAAATAATAAAATTTATGGCTCCGAAAAAGGAGTTTGCCGTGTCACTGGCAAACAAAGTACTGGTCTTCTGTTTTGGAAATGGGTTAAAGAAACATACAATACGATCATTTTTGTAGATTATGATTTTCTTTATCCCGGAACAATAATTTCAAACGAGGCTCTTTTTTGCTTTGATGAATCATCAGAAATTATTCAGAAAAAAACCGGTAGGGATAAACCTCAGAGATTTTGTACTTATTCACACATTATCAAGGATGGTGAATGGTATTGCGTTACAAAAGCTGATAAGCGTTTAATTCTTAAGTTAGTCATTGAAGGCGCCGAAATGGTATGTTTAACAGAGACAGGGCAAAAACATATTCTATTTAAGCACAAATTAGGAATGTGGCAGCTTGATGATTTGCATGTTAAACCGAATGTTGAACTATTAGGATTGCTACATTTCCACATGTGCGAACTACTTGCCTGTCAATTTTCTCAAGCTGAAATTATTACAGGCAACTATAAATCGAGCAGGATATTAGAAGCTGGTTTAAAAAAATGGAAAGAGCACGAAAGTGTTATTAACGAATACCGTGGAAGTGGAATTTTTGATTTTACGACATTTATGTTATATACAGATAATAATAACTGTTAAAATATGGAATTTAAAGATTTAGTTGGCGAGCACTTCCTATCAGGAGTTGACACCGCGCGAGAAAAAATAAATAATCATCCTGGGTTCCCTAAGTATCGAGACGTTGTAAGATTTGTGATTGATAACAAAACTTACAAGGCGATAGAAGATCCCAGGGACGGTCTTAGATCTTATCTTGGAGACTTAGAAGTGACTGACGAGAAAGTTAAAAATAACTTTCCTCCTCAAAAGGTAATTTGTAAAATGAAAAATACTAGAAGTATTGAATTACTGTATTTTGTTGATGCAGTAACAAATAAAACTGTCTTGAAAGTCGGGACAGCACACGTTAATACATGGTATCCGTATTGTATCTTCCGATGGCAACCTGAAAATCTAGCTATAAATGCGAGAAAATAATAAGGAATTTTTAAATATTAAAACAGACAGCAATGAGAACTAATTTAGAAAAATGGAACTATTATCTTTCAATAATTGAGAAAAAAACTAATGAGTTTATTGATTCTCAAAAAGAAGGCAGAAAAATACCAGATGTTTTTTATGTCGTTGATCAGAATGGAAAGGTAACTGAGAGAACAATAATTGGTATTGAATATTCGCATGGTAAACACGGAGGTAAGTTGTACTTTACCGGCAAAAAACCAACAAAAGTTGAGGTTGAAGCTTTAGCCGCATATTCAAATAAAGATATTCCTTTTTCAGAAAATAATTTATGGCTTGAATACTCTGAAATTTGGGGTAAAGAAAATAATCGAACATTAACTTCGTTTGTTGGATTTACTGATTTTTTAGAAAAAAAAGGATTATTTTATTCTTTTGAAGATGCTGAAAAGCAAGGAGAAATTATAAGAAAGTTCGTTGAGAAAGAGAAAGCATTTAAAGAACTTCATAAAAAGGATGTGAATTATAATTATGCCGCAAATAGCTATAAATTTTTAGGATGGCAAAATGGATGGAATCATGTATATTATGACGAAGATGGCAATTTATGCTCAGAAAGCGGAAAGCCGAGGAAATCGTTTGGATATACAAAAGAAGATTATCCAGAATACAAAAATTGCCTTGATTCAAAACACACACGAATTGAAGTAAGGCACAATCAAAGGGGCACTGAGAATACTGTAAGTTGCCCTATTTGCAAGATTTACTGGAAATATGATAGCGGTGATTAATCTAAATAGTTTTGAAAATCTTGCTATAAACAATAAAAACACACGATCATGATTCCAACAAAAGAACAAAACGAGAAAGGACTTTATCAGAAATACAATATTAGTCGTACTGATGGGAAGCCGGTTGACTCAGAAAACGAATATTTCGTATTGAAAATAGCTGGGGAAGGCGACCCGAATCATATTGAGGCTTGTAGGAAGGCTGTCGTTTCCTATGCTGTAAATATAGAACCGTACTTACCCCAACTTGCAAAAGATCTGATCGATAGGTACGGTTCTTAATACAATACAATACAACGTATAGTGGTACGGCATCGTTTTAATGTGCTATACCACGTATTAGGCATCTGTATTTTATTAATTTTTTAGGGAGGGATTTTTTATTATGATTTTAAGACGATTAGGGAATAAACAAAAGATTGCAAAGGACATACAAAAGCACTTTCCTTTACATAGAATATATATTGAACCATTTTTTGGTGCAGGCGGAATGTTTTTTAACAAGCCAAAAGCAAACTATAACATAGTTAATGATTTGGATAGCGATGTGTTTAATTTATTCCAAGTTGCAAGCACTAAACCGAATAAATTAAAAGAAGCATTTAAAATAATGCCTATTCATTCAGATTTGCTTGAATATTGGAAAGCAAACCAAGAAACCGACCCGATAAGAAAAGCACTAAGATTTATATTTCTAAGCAATTTTACCTATTTAGGAACTGGTCTGCAACTTAGATACACTGGAATCAAAAATGAATACCCTGAAAAATTTGAATGCTTACTTGATGCAACTAATAAATACTTGTTTGGAGTGCAGTTTGCTAATTCAGATTTTAGGAAGTTCATAAAAGACATTTCATTTCAAACTGATGGACGGAACGACGAGGCAAAGACTTTGATTTACTGTGACCCGCCATATTTAGGAACAAATGACAATTACAGTAACTCATTTACAGAACAAGATAGCATTGATTTGTTTGATACATTGGAGGCAAGTAAATGTATGTTTGCTGTTAGTGAGTTTGATAATGGATTTGTATTAAACCAAGCAAAAGAGCGAAATTTGAATATAATTTACATAAAAGAAAGAACCAATTTAAAGAACAAAAGAACTGAAATATTAATTACAAACTATGAAAATGCACAGACTTTGTTTTCCTAATTGCTTTGAAAAAGCAAAAGCGGGCTGGCAAAAATTAATAAAATATTGTGCCTAACGAATATATAACGTAAATAATAAATGCAGTAATTATGAAACAGAAAATATTTAATATACTGGTAAATTTTAGAAGGGGGCGAATAACTGTTGACAATGCAATAGACCAATTATTACGTTTGATAAGATTCAACCACCGTTTAACTGCTAGTGAAATGGCAGAATGGTTTCACGATAACTACGAAGAAATTGCAAAGACGGAGGGGTGGCAAACACAAGATAAATGCAAAGTTGAGTTTAAGGACTTACCAGAAAGCAACCGAACAACAATGATTAAAGTATGTGATCGTTGGCTAAATGGTTACTAATGAATTTACAGAAAATTATGGAACGAATAAAAGCAGTAACAGTATTAACCGCACAAGGTGTGAACACTTTCAGAAAGGGTTCAATTATAGGTGGGGAGTTTATGATTAATAAAATTACTAAAGAAGAAAGGATTATAAATGGAGATCCTTACGATCATTTTTGTATATATGATACAGGCGAGGTGTTAAGAGTTACAATTAATTGCCTTGCACCGTGTGAAGTGGAGTATTTTTGAATAGGATGTTTTAAGTGTACCATAATAAAGGGGCTTAACTTAAAAATTAAAATGCAATGACTGATATGAAGAAAGAACAATGTACTATACCTGTTGTTATAGACAGTAATTTTTAACAAAATGGAAGAAATTAAAGATTTATTAGAAGAGTCCATAGATTTGGCAAAAGCTTGTGGTGAAGATGTTTGGTATATTTTTGAAATTTGGTACAAACTTTAATAAATGAACGAATGAAGCCTGTTTTTTATAAACGCAAAGCTAATGACGAGAGTTATAAATTAGTAATGGAGGATAATATACCGCAAGACCAAATAGATGCTTGTTTAGATGCAATTGGTTACAGAGATTCGGAATTTATAACCGAGGAAGAATTTGAAAGTAGTTATGACAAATTGATGGATATTGATGTTTTAGACACTACAGGCACATATAAAATAGGCGTACTGACAACACGATTACTTGATATGAGCGAAATAGATAAACTCTAATTGCGCATAACGAATTAATAACGACACCTTATTCCCGCTTTAACAAAGTTTAACACTAAAACCTGGAAAAACTTTATTTTCCTATTGACATCTTGCCTATGTCGTCGTAACTTTATTATACAATTAAGATGATAAAACAAACACTAAAAACAAAAGTCATGAAACGGTTTGAATTAAGCAGCAACAACACAGAGGTGAATTTCGAATTCGGTGGAAATCTCTCAGATTGGCAAATTCTAAGTTTATGTCAAGAACACAAAGGAAATTATGATTCGCTTAAGGCAGGTTTAACTGCTAAAGATGGGTGGGAAACAGAAGATTCAAAAGATCAGCTTATTGAATTCCTCGAATCAGAAGACCTATGGTTGATGTTCCCTGAATTTTATTCAAATTAAATTTAAGTTGAGAAGCATTGCGGAAAAAGAAATACCAGACGCGGTATTTCTTTTTTATTTCTATACCTAATATTAACGTAAAAAACAATTTATGAGGGCAAGGAAAAACAGATACAAAGATTATAAAGGGGACATTCACGAATATATAATGAATTCTGATTACGATACCCCTGATAAAAGAGCCCAAAAAAGCAAACAAGAAGCTTTTAAAAAATGTGGGCTCACGACCTGTGATAATTACAAAATTTGTGATTTAAAACAACAAAGTAACGAAAAGGAAAAATGTATTAATTATAAACACTTTTATTTTGAAACCAATAGAATTTGACCAATTTGTAACAATTGGAGCAATGCCTTTAAATGCACTATAACGTAAATAGTAAACACAGTAACGACATGAAAGAAAAACAGTTAGAATTACTTACAAAAGTAGCAAACGGAGAGCTAACCCCCGAACAGGCACAACCTGAGTTATTGGGTTTATTTAGTGTTATGCCCCGTAAATTAACCGCAGAAAATGGAGCAAAAGCTTTACTGTGTGGAGAGTTTAATGAAACGGTGCTAATACCAAACGAAGAATATTGCGGATGTGGTGAATGTGACTATTGCGTTGATTTTCCAGACACCGAAGAATATATAGTACAGAAAGTACCAATACCCTGGACTACTATTAAGGAGATATACGATAAGATTGTTGCCTTTTATGGGGCATAACGACACCTTGTCTTTTTGGCGTCTGGTATTTCTTTTTCTAATTAGTATCACCCTTAAAAAACGAAGATCATGAACAACAAATTTTGTGACCGATTAAGCGAGTTTCTGGATCACGAATGTGAAAATTATGGTTTAAGCTATTCGTGGGAATGGAATGAAGATATGCAATATTGCGAAGTTGAAATCAAAGGAGATGATTATGTCGTTTGTGTTGCATTCCGATATAATGTAGACGAGGACTCCTTGGAGATTGTCGATATAATGTAGATGAGGACGATTGGTATATCACAAGAGAATATGACAAGTCAGTAAAATATTCCTGGATATTGGTATCACCTCTTTTCCCCCTTGTTGATAAATAAATTGCCACTAACATATCTATAACGACACCTTAATATGAATAAGATGAAAGTACCTTGCAATCACGATTATGTAATCATTAAAGAGCATGAGATAAAAAGTCAAATGCAAATAATGCTTGAGCATGGGTTGTCTGCATCGAGAACCCACACATCATCAATATTTAAAAGTAAATATGTAATTGTTTATAAATGCAGAAAATGTAAAAAAATAAAGGAAACTGTTATTGATAACGAATAATTACAAAAAATGATGAATTGTAAATTTTAATCAGTATATTTGCAATATACATTGCTCGTGTGGTTCAGGGCGTGAAAACTTTTTGGCTCAAGTTTTCACGCCTATTTTATTTTGATTGAATTGTATTCTGTATCCTGAATTGAAGATTGGCAGCAACATTATAGGTTTTTATATTTTAATAAAAACTTTTGTATATGGATAATGTTGATTTGTTTATCAGAGAGAATAAGGATAATCCTGCTGAGTTGTTTTCATTTTTCTTAAAAGAACAGAAAGCAACGAAATATGACAATTATGTCAGACGAGCGAAAGAATACAGAGAAGAGTTTGAAAACCAGCGTCTAAGGCGTATTGCGTCAGTTGGATATAAAAAACCATTTGAGGTCGCAGTGTATTCCGAAACAGAATTTGAAATAGATCCACGGACAAAACGCCGCAGACCTAAAATTTTAAGATACGAAACTCAGCCAAGTGCAAAAATAATTGTTCCATTTCCTCAGAAGATTACGGAGGCGGCGGTTGCCTTCCTATTCGGAGGGGAAATGTCTATTGAAACAGAAAACCCTGACGAAGACTTTGCTGCCTTCAAAAAATATGTCACAAAAAAAGTCCGAATGCAAACGACATTGAAAAAATTTGCCCGGACTGTTTTTTGCGAAACAAAATCAGCTATCGTTTTTTTTATAAAACCGAAGGAGGGCAATGAACCTGCAAAATTAAAGACTACTATACTCGATGCTGATTCGGGCGATTTCTTCCCTTATTTCGACGAGTACGATGATATGATTGCCTTTTCAAGAAAATTCGAAACAGAAATTGATGGCGAAAGCGGTGAAATGGTTGAAATCCTTACAAAGGAAATGATCTATAGATGGTTCAACGGTAAAAATGGGTGGACCTTGATTAAGTCTATGGCCAATGAATTTAAGAAAATTCCTGTCATTTATCAGGAACGCAAATACCCGATCTGGGAATCAGTAGTCGACTCGATAGACAAATATGAAACACGAATTTCGAGGCTGTCAGACACAAATGATTATTTTTCAGAGCCAATTGTTCTCGTTTTTGGAGATCCACACAATATCCCGGAGCGGGGCAGAGCCGGTAAAATGCTTCATTTTGAGGAAGGACAAACCGTCGATGGGAAAAAAACTCAGGGAGATGCAAAATATTTGACATGGGATAGCTCTCCCGATGCAATTAACCTTGAGCTCAAGCTACTAAAAGATATTATTTTCAACATGACGGACACGCCCGATCTCTCGTTTGAATCGTTAAAGGGTCTTGGTAACGTTGCAAATTTTGCTATGAAGCTGATATTTCTTGGCGCTGAGATAAAAAAACAGCAAAACAACGAAGATTTCAGCGTAACAGTCGAGAGATTTATGAGTGTTTTGGTTGCTGGTTATAATATCATCTTTCGAAAAGATTTTTCGAATATCGAGATTGACGTTGATTTTGCGTCAATACTCCCCGACGATTTGAAAGAGGAATTAGATAACCTTGGCAATGCTGTCAATGATGGCATTCTTTCAAAAGAATCTGCCGTCGGTCAAAATAAATTGGTGAAAAACGCATCGGCAGAATTAGAACGTCTTGCAAAAGAAGAACAGGCGAGAAATACTAATATTGCCGATATAGCAGGAAGTAGCGATTAATGATAACAAATATTCCAGACGAAAAAATCAAATGGCATGAGAAAAGGTTTATGCAACAGATCTTTAGCCAGCAAAAAGAGATTGATTCTGTATATTCGACCTTTGTGCGTGAAAGTTCTCAATACATCAAAAAATATTCAAGAACTACTAAGCGAGGTGGAGTTTGGCGCCGAAACAGCAAAATTGAGGGTCAGATCGACAAGCTGTTAATCAATCTTCATGCTGATCTCACAAAAACGATTGACACCGGGACGGAAAGGTGTATAGCACTGTCAAAAAGCAAGTTTGACGACATGCTTAAGCTTTACATCAAAGATATGAGCTTATCGACAGTTGCTAAAAAAGGAATTTTTGAAGGAAATGTTCCTGCCTTAAAAATGTTTTTGAAAGAAAACAACAAAGGGTTTAGTCTATCAGAGCGAATCTGGAAATTAACAAAAGAGGCGAAGACACAGATTGAGTTGTTTATTGATAGCGGCGTACCAATCGGCCGAAGCGCGGCTGAAATATCGAGGGATTTGAGGTCAAACTTAAAGGACCCTGATATGTTATTTAGAAGGGTTAGAGATAAAAGGACTGGATTGTTGGGGATGAGCAAACCGATGCAGGAATATCATCCAGGCACCGGGAAATACCGTAGTTCATACAAAAATGCGTTAAGATTGACAAGGACAACAACAAATAGAGCTTATAGATTGGCAGATAATGCAAGGTGGAATCAAAAGAATTTTGTTTTAGGCTATTATGTTGAACTGTCATTTGCGCACCCCAAGGAAGATATTTGCGATAGCATGGTCGGTAGGTATCCCAAAACTTTTATTTTCGGAGGATGGCATCCGCAGTGTTTCTGCAATGCAGTTCCAATATTACCAAACCCTTCCGATTTTGCAGCTCACTTAAAAGAAGGTACTTCTTTGAGATCGCGATTTGTTAAAAATATTCCGGCACCTGCTCAAAGCTATTTTGATGAACATATAGGGCAATATGAGACATGGAAGGAGGTCCCGTGGTGGGTCACTGATAATTTCGAACAAAAAGGAGGTGGTTGGATAAAAAAAGCTTACTTTTGACAATAAAGTCAATTATTAAACAGTTTTTTTAAAATAGAATTATCAACGAGATAAACTGAAGGCTTATAGCTAACATAAAGCCTTGCTACAAAGGAGGAACAGACAACGTTCCTCCTTTATTTTTTATATGTTATCAATTAAATTTTAGCATTATATTTTAATATAAACAAAAACACACAAACAAAAATTCAAAATTAAATTTTTACGGTTATGAAGGAGTTATTGGAAAAAATCGGTGGATTGTTAAAAAAGAAGTCTATCGCAGACAGCTTTTCCCGTGCTGTCGTCGATCAGTATTCATTAAAGCAGGACAGTGATGAAACAGCAATAAACGAAGCTGTTGATAAATTTGTAGGATTTCACAGGACTTATATTCAACCTGAAGCGGATCGCAGGGCTAAAGGGGCCGTCAAAACGTTCGTTGAAAAACACAATCTGAACGAAGATGGAACTAAAAAAGAAGATTCGAAACCAACGGTTGTTAATCCAACAACTGTGAAGCCAGCGGTTGTGAAGCCGGATGGCGATGATAAAAAGAATAAAGAGGACGAAATCCCGGACAGCTTAAAGGCTTTATTGGAACAACAGAACGCAATAATTAAAGGACTTTCCGAAAAACTTGAAAGTGTTGAGCATGCTCACAAGACTATTGGTGCACTAGACGAGGGAAAAAGACTTTTCAATGAATCTGACGTTATCAAGAAGCTTGACACTAAACTTCAGAAGCGTTTAATTAAACGCTTAGACCCAGATTCCGAGACTTCAATGCAGGATCAAATCACTGAATTAGAGGATGAGGCAAAAGAGATGATCGAAGTATTTCATGCTGAATATCTTGAAAATACAGACAGATATGTCCCTCAAATGCCAGCAAATGCCTCTGTTGATGATATGATCAAGATCATGAACGGTGAAGAAAATGCTGGGTCAAACGTCGGGAAAGTTGATATTAATTTCCCCGGCGAAGCAAAAAATGATTAATAACTTTTAAAAAAATAACATGTATTACAAGACCGAAACAGAATTTCAATATGCCCCGGTCATCCTCAAAAACATTGCCGACCTTCCGGGCGGTTTAATGGTAGATGATACTGAATATGTCGGGGACGAAATCCGAGAAGGATCAATAATGGGTAAAGGCTCCGATGGGCTAGCTCATTTGATCAAGACTGTTGCAATGCAAGACAGCGCAACCGACTCAGCCACCGCCCTCAAAACGCTCAAAAATCATGAGTTTAAAGTGGGTGATTTCATTGGCAAATTGACCGATGCGACGCGCGCAGCTTATGCAATCACGGATATTGACACCAGCAATGCTGATTATGACACGATCACAATCGGCACAACACTTGGAATAGCAATGACAGCTGGTGACGTATTAGTTCAATGTCTTGCAGAATCGGCAGATGCGGCAGTTTTGAAGTATACCCCGAAAGGGATTTCGACGAGAACAGCAAGCCTAAAAATGCTGAATCAACCAACAGGGATCATGATCATAGGAGTTGTTAACAGCTCAACAATGCCGCATGCGTACGACGCAACATTAAAGGCGTTAATCCCTGACATTCATTTTGAATAATGTTAAAACTTTAGAAGATGGCACAAAGAAGCTTATTACAAGAAGTTAATATAAAATCAATAATGGCTCGCCTGAATTCAAGGGGCGTGAGGCCAATGGTTTACCCTAACTTCTTCACCACGAAACCAGTATCAAAATTGACCTGGGAAACATTGATTGGAGATAAGGGAGTTCCCGTCATGGCAGATATTATATCTCTCG